GTACCATATTTTACTCCAATTTTAAATGTTTCTGCCAATTTGATTTCAGAAATGAATTACGGAAATATTACCCTTCCGCTTGTTTTAAATGATATTGGTCAAGAAGAATTATATGAAGGTGATTTTACTTCAAAAGAATATGTAATTTGGACTTTAGATTTTACATTAAAAGCATTTCTATATGGACCTACTCGTGATTCAAAGATTATTAAAGAAATAACTATTAATTTTGAAATTCCTCCTGGAGATACTATTACAACTGCAGATATTGGAAATACATCAGTTGAAGAACACATATATATTAGGCCAGGTTTAACTTCAGCTGGGCAACCAACTTCTAATGTTGATGCATCCGTGGCAGTAGCAAATATTAGTTCTAATAGTGCCTACGGATTTATAGTACAATATGTAAGAGATGCAGATGAATAATGATGATAATAAAAATCGTATAGCTAATATTTTAAATATTACTCCAGTCATAAAAGAAAATAACATAGTTATACATCAAGAATCAGAAAATTTTTCTGAAGAACTTGATGATGATCTTAAATATGTTAGAAATATGATGTATGATACTATTAAAAATAGCTCAGATGCCATTGAAGAAATGCTTTCTATTGCTAAACAAAGTCAGCATCCTAGAGCATTTGAAGTTGTAGCTACACTTCTTAATACACAGCGCGAAGCTAGTAAAGATCTTCTTGATTTACATAAGAAAAAGAAAGAACTTAAACACGAAGATGTATCTGGTCCAGATACTGTGAATAATAATTTGTTTCTAGGTTCAACTGCAGAACTATTAAAAATGCTGAAGAGTAATGATGGCGGATAAAACTTCGTATTTAGGAAATCAAAATCTAAAACGTTCTGGAGTTGCCCTTGGTTGGGATGCCGAGAAAATTCAAGAGTATAAAAAGTGCTCTACTGATCCTATCTATTTCATCAAAACTTATATTAAAATTGTCAATATTGATAGTGGATTAGTACCATTTGGTATTTGGCCATTTCAAGAAAAAATGATTGAAGTTGCTATGAATAACAGGTTTGTTATTTGTAAAATGCCACGACAAGTAGGAAAAACTACTACTATAGCCGCGCTTCTTCTTTGGTATGTATTGTTTAATGATACTTACAAGATTGCTATTCTTGCAAATAAAGAAAAGCAGTCTCGTGAAATTCTATCTCGTATTCAATTAGCATTTGAGCATCTTCCTAGATGGTTACAACAAGGTGTTGTTGAATGGAATAAAGGTAATATTGAACTTGAAAATGGATCTAAAATATTAGCATCTTCAACATCATCTACAGCAATTCGTGGTGATTCTTTTAACTGCATCTATCTTGATGAATTTGCATTCGTTCCTAATAATATTCAAGAAGACTTTTTTGCTTCAGTTTATCCTACAATTTCATCAGGTTCAACTTCTAAGGTATTAATTACATCTACTCCTAATGGAATGAACATGTTTTATAAACTCTGGTCTGATTCAGAACAGGGAAGAAATAGATATGAACGCGTTTCAGTACACTGGTCAGATGTTCCAGGCCGAACACCTAAATGGCGGCAGGAAACTATTGATAACACTTCAGAACGTCAGTTTTCAGCCGAATTTGAATGCGAATTCTTAGGATCTTCTAATACTTTAATTGATGGTAAAGTCTTGCAAAGATTAACTTATATTGAACCAATACACAGATCTAATAACGTTGATATGTATCATCAACCTCAAAAAAACCATCGCTATGTTATTGTAGTTGATACATCAAGAGGTGTAGATATTGACTATTCTGCATTTATAGTATTTGATGTTACTGCAGTACCATATGTTATTGTTTGTAAATTTAAAGCTAATGATATTTCACCACTGGTATATCCAAATATAATAGCTCAAGTTGGTTATCTGTATAACGAAGCATTTATTCTTGTTGAAACAAATGACATTGGTCAACAAGTTGCAGATATTTTGCATCAAGATTTAGAATATCCAGCAGTATTAATAACTCAAAGTAAAGGTAGAGCTGGCCAAAAATTGTCTGGTGGGTTTGGCGGTAAAAGTCGTCCACAGTTTGGAGTTAGAACCACAAAACAAGTTAAGAGAATCGGTTGCGGAAACTTTAAATCTTTAGTAGAAAACAATAAGCTTATTATTAATGACTTTGATCTTCTTTATGAAATGGCCAGATTTATTGAAAATAAGGCATCATATGAAGCTGAAGAAGGTGAACATGATGACTTAGTAATGTGTTGTGTATTGTTTGGATGGTTATCAAATCAACCGTATTTTAAAGATATATCTGAAACAGATGTTAGAAACTCTCTTATAGAAAGTAGCGGATCTCTATTAGATGATGATATGACACCATTTGGGTGGCAAGATGATGGAACTGATGATGGAAATGATGAATTTTCAGATTCTAATAATCTATTCATGATGAATTAAATCTTAGAAAACGCAAAATTATAAATATATGTATATTATAATCTATCATAGATTTTTGTACAAAGGAGATAGCAATGGCAATTCAAGTTAGTCCTGGAGTTAATGTAAGCGAGATTGATCTTACCACAGTAATTCCCAACGTTTCTACTACAACTGGAGCAGTATCTGGTATTTTTACTTGGGGTCCAGTTAATCAAAGACGCTTAGTTGATTCAGAAGCTACCTTAGTATCTACTTTTGGTAAGCCTAATTCAAATAATGCTGAAACTTTCTTTAGCGCTGCAAACTTCCTATCTTATGGAAACAGTCTACAAGTAGTTCGTGTTGTTGATGGTGCAAATAATGCTATTGCAAATACAGCCGGTGCTGGTGGAAATGTAACAATTAAGAATGCAGACGATTTTGCTAATACTACTACTAATACTGCTATTGATTATATTGCTAAGTATCCAGGAAATCTTGGAAATAGTTTAAAGGTTTCTATTTGCGATAGTACAAATGCATATTCTTCAGTAATTAATTCAACATTTGTTCAAACAGTTTCTTCAAATACATATGGTAACGTTTCTGCAATTGCTTTATATACTACTAGCGGATCAAATACTGGTACAGTAGTATTTACTGCAAACCAATCAGGTAAAGCCAACGCTGCTGCTAATGCACTTTCTACTTGGATAACAGTCGGTGATTTCTTGGATGTTGGTAATACAACTACTGGAATTCAAACAATTAGAGTAACTGCAGTCGGAAGTGCACCTGCTACTGAAACTGGATCAGCTGCAAATATTACTGCTAACGTTTCATTATCATTTGCAGGTCCTGTTCTTCTAGGTGGCAACGTTACTCAAACTTCTATAACTTCTTATTGGGAATATTATTCTCAAGTAGATAAGGCCCCTGGAGTTTCTAATTACTCAGTACAAAAAGGTTACACCGGAATAGATGAACTGCACGTTGTTGTAGCTGATGCTGGTGGTTTAATCAGTGGCAATCCTGGTCAAGTTCTAGAAGTCTTTAGAGGTCTATCACGGGCCACTGATGCTAAAACAGACAGTGGTGCTACTAACTATTATAAGACAGTTATAAATCAGAATTCTAATTATATTTGGGCTGGTGCAGATCGTTCTGGTGCAATATCAAATACTGCAAATGCTATTGTAACTTCAACCAATTTAAATCCATTAACTGCTACACTTACTGGTGGTGGTGATGGTAATTCTGAAGCAAATTGCTCATTAACTGTACTAACTGGTGGTTATGATTACTTTAAACAGACTGCTGATGTTGATATTTCATTAGTTCTAGCTGGTAAAGCTCGTGGCACTTCTACCGAAACTACATCAGCTCCTTCTACTACATCTGTTAATTACGCTACAATGGCTAATTATATCATTGGAAATATTGCAGAATATCGTAAAGACTGCGTTGTCTTTATCTCACCTGCTAAGGCAGATTCTGTTGTTCAAACCACAGCAGGTGATGCAGTAACAAATATGGTAGCTTTCCGCAATAATATCTCTACTGGATCTTCATATGCAGTACTAGATAGTGGTTACAAGTATCAATATGATAAGTATAACGATCTATATCGCTATATTCCTCTAAATGGTGATATTGCTGGTACATGCGTACGCACAGATGCTACCAATGATCCTTGGTTCTCACCTGCTGGTCTACAACGGGGTCAAGTTAAGAATGTTACAAAGTTAGCATTTAATCCAAATCAATCTCAGCGTGATATTCTTTATAAGGCAGATATCAATCCAGTAGTTACATTCCCAGGTCAAGGAACAATTCTATATGGTGATAAAACACTTCTAGGTCGCCCATCAGCTTTTGATCGTATCAATATTCGTCGTCTATTCATTACTTTAGAAAAAGCTGTTGCTCTTGCTGCTAGATCAGCACTATTTGATTTTAATGATGAATTTACTTGTGCACAATTTGTCAACGTAATTGAACCATACTTAAGAGATGTACAAGGCCGCAGAGGTATTACAGACTTTAAGGTAGTTTGCAATGACACAAACAACACAGCTCAAGTAGTAGATTCAAATCAGTTTGTTGGAGATATCTATATCAAGCCAAATCGCTCAATTAACTTCATCCAACTTAACTTTGTAGCTGTAAGATCTGGCGTTGAGTTCTCTACAATCATTGGTTCAGTCTAATAAATAAGAATATAAAGGAGAACATTTATGGCAAGAAATTTTAGCGTTTCAGAGTTTAAGAGTAATCTAACTAATGGAGGAGCACGATCAACTCTCTTTCAAGTGCAACTTACAGCTCCTCAAGGCTTACCCGGCGGCCTCGATCTTAGAAAGGCACCGTTTTTAATTAAAGCTGCACAACTTCCAGCATCAAATCTTGGTTTAATTTCAGTACCATTTTTTGGTCGTGCTGTAAAGATGGCCGGCGATCGTACTTTTGATCCATGGACAGTAACAATTATTAATGATGAAGATTTTGCTATTAGAGCTTCTCTTGAATCTTGGTCAAATAGTATTAATTCAATGAGAGGTAATGTTCGTTCAACGTCATCTGCCAATCTAACATATAAAGCTAACGCTAAAGTTACTCAATATTCCAAGACTGGTGAAATTTTAAGAGTTTATAAGTTTGAAGGATTATATCCAGCTAATATTAGTGCAATTGATTTAGCTTGGGCAAATGAAAATCAAATTGAAGAATTTCAAGTACAATTTGAATACGATAATTGGGTTCTTGATACTGGAAAGCCTATTGGAATTCAGTAATAAATAGAAGTGTTATCTATTTTGTTATTAGTATAGGAGTGCCAGTATGGCCGGTATTGAATTATTTGGATTTGAGATTAAGAAAAAAGGTGCGGATGTAGTAGAGATTCCGTCATTCTCTCCAGTAGAGAGCGATGACGGAGCTTTAACTGTATCCGCCGGCGGTGCATACGGCACGTATCTTGATCTTGAAGGATCATCAAAGAACGAAGCAGAAATAGTTGCTAAATATCGTGAAATGTCTCTTCAACCAGAATGCGAACAAGCTATTGATGAAATAGTTAATGAAGCAATTGTTAAAGATGGCAATAAAGCAATTGTAGATATTAATCTAGATGATTTAGATGATATCAATGTTCCAGATAGAATTAAAAAACTCATTACAGATGAATGGAATAATGTATCTGAATTATTTAATTTTAATAATTATGGATATGAAATATTCCGACGTTGGTTTATTGATGGACGTATGTACTATCATGTAATGATAGATGAAACAAATCCACGTCTTGGTATTCAAGAAATGCGATATATTGATCCACGAAAGATTCGTAAAGTACGAAATATGCGTCGCGAACGCCGTGGCAATATATTTGTTAATATTGTAGCTAGTGAATTCTATATGTATACTGAAAGAGGATTTAGAGGATCTTCTGCAACTGGTATGGAAAACCAAGGTTTAAGAATCGCTAAGGATTCTATTGTTCAAATTACATCTGGTCTTACAGATAAAGACAATAAGATGGTTCTAGGATTTCTTCATAAGGCAATTAAGCCTATGAATCAATTAAGAATGCTAGAAGACGCAACAGTCATCTATCGTATTTCACGTGCTCCAGAACGTCGCATCTTTTATATTGATGTTGGCAGTCTTCCAAAGATGAAGGCTGAACAATATGTTAAGGATATGATGACGCGTCACAAGAATCGTTTAGTATACGATGCCACTACTGGCGATGTGCGTGATGATCGTAAATTTATGACAATGTTAGAAGATTACTGGTTACCCCGCCGTGAAGGTGGTCGCGGTACAGAAATCTCTACTCTGCCATCTGGTCAAAATCTTGGTGAACTTTCAGATGTGCGTTACTTTGAAAAGAAACTTTATAAAGCACTAATGGTTCCAATGAGTCGTCTAGATCCAGAATCTTCTGGATTTAATATAGGCCGGGCTGCTGAAATTTCACAAGATGAACTTAAGTTTCAAAAACTAATTGCTAGACTTCGTTTAAGATTTTCTCAACTATTTTTGAATACCTTAGAAAAGCAATTAATTCTTAAGGGAATTATTAGTTCTGATGATTGGTCAGAATATAAAAATAAAATTCTATTTAATTTTAATACAGATAATTATTTTGCTGAATTAAAAGATGCTGAGATTCTTCGCGAAAGAATGTCTACTCTACAACAAGTTCAACCATATATTGGAATGTTTTATTCACAAGAATGGGTTAAGAAGAATATCCTTCAACAATCTGATGATGATATTGAAGCAATGTTGAAACAAATTTCTGAAGAAGAACCGATGCCTGGAAGTATACTTGGTGATGAAATGCAACAACAATCTGCAGCGGATCAAGCTGCTACAGTTGGTAGTGACCAAGCTGGCCCAGGTCAAGATCAACCGGCTGATCAAGATCAATCTAAAGGTGGTGGCGGTCCAACAAAAACTCAGATAGTACAAGGTGCAAACGGACCATATACTAGAAATATGCCATCAATTCGCAATAAAAAGCCAAAAACAACTGTACAAAATGAACCTGAACGACTTCCTGCAAATTTTAAATAAATAAATAGATAATGACAATAGGAGAGAAACATGCCGCATAGTGTAGAAGATATTGTAGATTTTGTTATGAACAAGGACCATCTTAATATAAAGACTACACTTGATGCTATTATGTCATCAAAGGTAGAAGATGCTCTAGAACTTCGTAAGGAATATGTTGGTAAACAAATGTTTAATCCTGTTGAAGAAAATGATGAAACAGAAGAAGATGAAACAGAAGTTGACGAAACAGAAGAAGATGAAGCGGAACAAGATGACACAGAATAATAAGCCTCTTCACGAAACAGAAGATCCAGATGTAAAATATTATGAACCTAAACCTGAAGGTGAAAAAGCCTTTTGGAAGAAGCATCTAATTGATAAGATTAAGGACCGTAATGGTAATGATGACGATATCTTTAATGGTGGTACCAAAAAGGATAAAACCCGTCAACCAGCTGATCCTAAAGCTGATCTAGAAGATCCGTCAGTTGGTAATCGTCCAGTAGATGAATTAAAGGGCGAAAAGGGTGCTATTAAAAATATTAAGAATAAGATTGCTAATTTCAAGGAACGCTATGGCGATAACTGGAAGAATGCTCTTGGCGGAACTGATGTTGAAGAAAACTTTAGTGACAAGCAAATTAAAATGGCTTCAGGTATTCCACATGACAAGCGTTATGCTGATAATATGACTGGAGCTGTAAAGACAATAGAAAAGATTGCTCCAGGTCTTTCAAAGCACCGCCGTGTTAAAGATTCTTTAAGAGCTGCCAATGAAGAGTTTGTAGAAGAAGATTTTGATAATCTTCAAGAGAGAGATTCTGACAATAAATTTAAGAAAGACTTATATGTTGTCAAAAAGGGTGATCAAGACGTACAAAACATGATTGGTACTAAGACAAGAAACGCTGTTTATGCCAGAACACATGATGATAAGCAAGACTATATTAAAAGTATGAAAAAGCACGGCAGATCATTAATGAAGCACGAAGAAACAGATTCTGTTTTTGAAGATTCACAAGCTGCCAGTTCAGATAATCCAGGTGGTACACAACCTGGTATGGGAACAGTAGATAATAATAATTCACATCTTAATAATAATCCTACTAGCAATGCACCTAAAAAGGGTAATGTCAAAGATACTCTTGAAAAGATTGCTATGCAATGTGCAGAACTTCATGATTCATTGGAAGATGGTCAAGAGATTGATAGTCAAGCTCAAGCATTACTTGGTGAAGCCAAGGATGCTTTAGATCAAGTTTATGAAATGGTTAATAATGGTGGTGGAGATCAAGCCCAAACTAATATGCCAACTGTTCCTGTTGCTAAAGGCGGCAAGTC